TGGGTTGTCCAACGGAGATGTCCTCATATTCGTCAAAGGGGGGTTGTCGGTAGAGGTCCTGCTACGATATCTATGAGGTTCAGGATATCCGCGATAAGTAGTTGTGCTCCTATTAAGAGGGAGTGGCGGACCAGGTGGTTCTGGATTGTCGGTAGAGGCCCCGCTACGATATCTATGAGGTTCAGGATATCCGCGATAAGTGGTCGTGCTCCTATTAAGAGGGAGAGGAGGGCCAGGTGGTTCTGGGTTGTCCAACGGAGATGTCCTCATATTCGTCAAAGGGGGGTTTTCCAACTGAGACCTTTCTGGATAAAAATCACTGAAAGTGTCATCATCGCTATCACTATCTAATCCTAAATCACTATCGTCGTTACCCTGCGACGAAAAATTGGGAAGGTTCCCGGTTTGACCGGTCCTTCTTCCCCACCTTTCTGGATCATTAGGGGGGAGTTCGTCGTTGCCTGAACTGCGAAAGGAATTGATAGTACTTTGGAACATTGTGTTTTATTTTTATTATACCGAATAAAAATAAAATTATTATTCAAGTTAAGAATCGATTAATAATATAATAACTGATCTGTATTTCAATATTAACTGTGAATGACGCGAGTGTATAAAATCTGACCAATGGTTATAATATAACATCGCTAATGAAAACAGGTGTAATGCTTCAAGTAATATATTACTTATGATTTTAACATAATTATTTTGATTAATATAGTAATAAATAAATAAATATATATAGTAAAAGTCATGCTGCAGAGGTTGACTCGAATCGAACCGTGTAAGATCCATGAATTTGTAACCGATGTCGAAGGACTCCCGAGTAATAGTGCTTCCGCATCGGATCAATGGATTCTAACGCTTTCTGACAAACTGAATCACGAAAAGGCGTTCATAAAGGTATTTGTATCCCCTTCTATTGATATAAAAGACGTACTCGGAGACCAATTAGAGTTGGAAGAGAATAAGGATTTCAGAGATGGTCTACGTTATGAAATGAGAATATACAAATATATTATGAATAGGATACGGGAGACAAATATATCTCCGAGTTTCACGAGATCTATTTTGGAAATGGAGGATTGTTCTTACGAAAAAATTCTAAAAATTTTAACAGCAGCACCAGATGGAGACACACATAAAAACGAGATAGCTATGCGCTTGAATAGGAATATTTTACACAATCACAGATTGGATGGATTAGTAACCGTTCCAGATTCCGGTAGTTTCAGACCGCCGGTAACTCGGGAAGTGCTACAGACAGAAGAGGTAGATGCCGAAGGTCTTAATTTTTTATACGGAAACCGAGATAAATTTACTAAACTTAAATTTGACGCTATAGCTGTGACGCCATTTCCAAAAAGTGCAATCACTTTATATGATTATATAGATCGTAGATTGATATATAAAAACAAGTATGAATTTAATGAGGTTATCTTCCATTTGATGGCGGCATGTTATGTTATGTCCACGATGAAATTTATGCATAATGATATTCATTTCGGGAATATCATGGTATGGAAAGGCAAAAAGAGACGTGTAGAATACAACTATGGCGATAAAGTTTTTGTTATGCCCCACGCGTCAATGTATATATATGTATATGATTTTGATCGTTCATACATGGGAGGATTAGGGAAAAATCCATTTTTGGCAAATGATTGGAATTGTCCTAATGCATGTAATAAATTCTCACCAGGTCAGGACGTAGCAAAAATTTTTGGTCTCTTATTAAGACATTATTATCCATCGATGGACACTTGTATTGGATTTCAAATTGTTAAGAGGGCAATGTCTGTTATACTTTATGATGACGAGAAAAAAGCCGACAAAAGTGCGGCTATGATATTATCTCGAGATTACCGTCCATCAGATGGTGTATCCACCCCCTTAGATATATTGACAAAGTATGCAAAAACATTTTGTCAAAATGGTCATCTAGCTCCGGACGTCACGTTCCCTGCATTAGTAGAAATAGAAGATAATTCAATTGATAATACGTTCTCTCAAGACAAGACAAGAAAGATCGGTCGAGTCGAACGATATGTGTTCAATGAAAAAATGGCGAAAGAATTATATACAAACATAGGTCATGAAATGAACTACGATGGTAAGAATCGCGATATACCATATAACGACTCGCCTGTAAAACCTGCGCGGAATAAAGATCCGGTATCAAGAAGGAGAAGTAGATTGGATGGATCGCGCGATCGCACCATGGCTCGTCCCCTTTCCTCGCGCGACTTTAGCGCCTCTGATTTGTATTCCAAAATATTGAGAAATGAAATAAAAGTGGCTAGAACGGAAAGTCCTAGTCGTCCCTTATCGGTTAGAAATCCCAAATCAATAGGCAGAGATAAAATCGGTGCAGGAGGTTATCATGACCCCGGATCAAGAGGAAATAGTAAAGCCATATCAGGAGTTGGTCCTTATATTTCACCCAGCAGATCAGACTTGTCAGAAGACAGTATAGATTTATTACCCTATCACGTGCCGCTAACGAGGCAAACAGCAAACTCGGGATTCGATACTAGTAAAGAGAGTCCAGACTTGTCAGAAGACAGTATAGATTTATTACCCTATCACGTGCCGCTAACGAGGCAAACAGCAAACTCGGGATTCGATACTAGTAAAGATCGCGGCGACGTCAGAGAGAGATCTGTACGAATGCATCCTCTTGTAAAGCACAGTGACGACATAAGAAATGGTCACCAAGAATTGTCAGAAGGCCGTAAAGATTTATTACGATTCTTTACTAGTAAAGATCGCGGCGACGCCAGAGAGAGATCTGTACGAATGTATCCTCGTGTAAAGCACAGTGACGACATAAGAAATGGTCACCAAGAATTGTCAGATTTTGGAGTTAAGTTTTCTTCTTCTAGTGATTCTGTTTCTGAGTAAGTCGAATCCATCCTAATATAAAGCGCGGCGACATCGGAAAGAGATATGTACAACACCATCCTCGTGTAAGGAAAGACGATGAGATCAGAATTTGCAGAATGACCAATCGGGTCAATTTATGGACGAACTTCATAATTTAATGGGATTGTATCCATTTTTTTGATTATGTATTAGTATTGTTTTCAAAAATAATACTAATATTCGTGTGGACTATCGCTCAAATTTTCGTCGTCGTCGATTTCATCAGATAATCTCGAACCTCTACAAAGACTTGGTTCCAAATGAATATAAAAAAATATTCGTTGCAATAAAGTACTCCATGTATAATTCATTCTCCCTAAAGGATGATTCCTCTGTGAGTAATTATTTCCCTAGTGGAATATTAAATTTATATTCAAATGGCGGTGGTGGCGGCGGTGGCGGCGGTGGTACAATGGATAACCCTGCTACTGAGGACCTGGATATGGCCGACAGCGACATCATTAACGTAGATACCATTACGTCGTCCGTCGATGTTGATCTCAGGCTTAATAGTAATAGTGGTGATTATATTACCGTGAATTCATCGCCAAGTACGGGTATTACTATGGAGGCGGTGGCTGGTAAAAACGTCGTGTTAATAGCGGATGCTGGCAACAACGGCATAGACATATCAGGGACTGAGAGTATGTTTATGGGTAATATTAATGTTAACAATTATCTCATCACTGACCTTGCAGATCCACTCAATGATCAAGACGCATCGACTAAGGCGTACGTGGACGCTAATATTGGTTTCGTATCCACGGCTGACGCTGATCTCGATATGAATAATAACAGTTTAAATAATGTTGATCACATTGATATATCTAATACATCAGTTCTTGTGGGATCAAACGCTATAGATAACGTGAATCGAAATGGATCGGTGATTATCGGTAATAACGCATCATCACACAACGATTCAGCTGTCTCAATAGGATCGGGAGCTATATCAAATGGCAACTCAGTTGTAATTGGTAATGATGCAAAAGCTAGCTCTATTACAGACGTGAGTTGTGTGGCGATAGGCCATAATACAATATCATCTAGCCAAAGTATTAGTATAGGAGATAGTTCCCAGGCAAATGGTGAATCCAGTGTGTGCATCGGTATGCAAGCTGTGAATAGTGGTGTCGATAGTGTGTGTATCGGTCGTGAAGTAAATAATACATCTGACAATAGTTTAGTCTATGGCCCGCATATAGAAAGTATGCTATTTCAATCAACGACGCCTGTTACTATAGGTAGCAGTTCGGATACCCTAGAAACTATCCATACTGACAATATAAATATGAGGAACGATGGACTCTCAGAGATATTCAACGTCTTTAGGGTCTCCGGATCAAACAAAAATAGTCTTTTCTTAACGGGGAATACTATGGCGTTAACAGCGAAAACACAAGATGTTAATTTAAGGGCACTCAATTCATCGGGGTGTATCAGATTCCGGGTTGGATCATCTGCTAGTATCGATAGGTTTTTTGTCTGTAATACAGAGTTAAAAACATTCGTGCCTCTAAACATGAATACACAAGATATTATTAATGCAAATGTAATCGTTAGGGCTTCAAACGGTAATGTAATTGAATTAGATAAATACATTAGCTCTGTAGTTTCAGGGGCGTTGACTATTGAAAGTGGGACAAATAAAGAACTTCTTGTCTCGTCTGGTGCTGGTTTAGGATTGAATTCAACAAATGGGACAAGTTATAACGCAGGTAATGGTAGCCATCTATTTAGTAATACACCAGATGGAAATATATTGACATTATCAAGTGAAATAGGTGCTAATAAGAATTTGAACATGAATGATAATGATATTGTAAATGTCACTCGCATTGAAGGGAATACCGGCCAAGATATGGTATTATATAGTGATGATGGGATTACGATAGCAGCACGAGACCCTATGATTATTAACGCATTAGACGGCGATGGGATAGTTTGCCAGACATCATCTAATACTAGAATGGTAATTACTAGCGCAGAAATAGATATGAGATTACCTATAAATATGAATACAAATCTCATAAACAACGTGGTAGATCCGGTATCAGGTCAAGACGCTGCGACGAAGGCGTACGTGGACGATAATACTGGTTTCGTATCCACGGCTGACGCTGATCTCGATATGAATGGTAATGATATTAAGGATGCGAGTGTGATTGTAAGACAGAGTAATGGTAATCTTATTGACTTTGATGTTGGCGGTGGCCTAGAATTGCAGAGCGGGGTGGGAAATAATATTGAGATTAAGGCCGGAAGCGATAGGGCACAGATTAGTGGAGGAAATGCCATTTTAAGTGCGACTGGAGCGGCAGCAGTTCAGGGAGGGCTTGCGAGCATAGGCGAGACCACTACCAATATGAGTATGCTTTTCCAATCTAGTGCGGCCTCAATACAGCAGGGCTTAACGAATATTGCATCCTTCACTCCAACACGAATTGCCTTTTTACAAAACTTAGATATGAACAACAACAATATTTTAAACACGGGAGATGTGGCTTTAACGAGCCTCAATACGAATGTGATTTATGTGCCAGATGGAACAATGCCTACTTCATTCGTTGCGGATAGAACCTATATCTTTTTAGGCTCAAGAAGCACGGCCACACCTATCGTTTTACCAGCGGGAACGGTGACCTTGAAAGGAATGAGTAGGGAGAACAGCACTATAGAATACACTGGATCTGGCGCTCTCTTCACCAGCACAGACCAAAACCTTACTATTCAGGATTTAGGATGGTCTTGCACGAACACGGCAGGTTATTTCTTGGATGCTACGAATGCAGCCAAGGATAAACTGCTTACTATACAGAATTGTGAGTTCAGGGAGGCTTACCAAGTGATGGAAATTACTGGTTATGACTTGGTTGATTTTCAAAATAATGTGTTGACTTATATCAGGAGCGGTGCCTTGGGACCAAGTATTGGTGTTAATTGTATTGATGTCAGCAAGTTAGAGATTAATAGTTGTGAGTTTATCAGGTGGTATCAATTTGGACAACCACCCAATACCAACCCCTTTGTTGGTAATATGATTAACATTTCAGGAGCAAACGGGGCTTCTCAAATAACCAACAATATTATTCACCCGCGTGTAGCACAGAACGGAATTGATATTGATACTGCGGCTACTTTTGGGGCAGGCGTGAATATCACGGGGAATACCTTTGTAAATGCGGGTTTAACTGTAGGTCTCATCTTGGTTACGAATAGTAATGCTGATTACGACCAGAAGGGTATTACCGAGGCCAACACTTTATTGCCTAACTTGAAAGCAAGAGTAGGGGCTCAATTGTCAGCTGCCAATACCATCACTACTGCGACCAGCGCAACACCCGCAGACATAAACTTGAATAACCTACTTGTCCCCTTTTCATCATTCGGTGTCCTAGTAGGAACGGGCGGTGGTGTCACTTATAAAAGAACAAGACCAGTTAATTTTCAAGTCACCTTTGTAGCCAACTTACTTGCGAATAATGGAGGTAGTGGTCAGCGTGTCGGCCTAACTGTGAGTAAGAATGGTGTTAATACAGGGATTAACTCATTCGTCACATTGACAAGCAGTGGAACTGTGCCTCAATCCGTCACACTTACACTTATAGGTGAAGCCGTGCAAGGCGATGTGTTCCGTTCACAATTAGTTAATAAATCTGGGAATTCTAATATCACTTGCACAGACTTGATTGTGAGTGGGGTTGAGATATAGCCTTAGGCGTGCGTAGCAATAGAATTTTTTTTATATGTAGTATTATATATATAAAAAACTAAAGGTATGGGAACAAACAAATTTCTAAACGTCGACATTGGAAACTGTAAGTGGAAACAATGTTCAGGTAGGGTTGCATTTCGCCAAGAATGGCACCAAGATAAATAGTAGTGAAGTTTTTTGCACGACAAACGGAAGCGGAAAGAGAGAAAATACTTTTAATCAAACCGTTGTGAATTTAGTAGAAAACGATTACATCGAGTTCTATATCGAGAATGAGACGAATACGTCTAATATCATCGTTAGTGAATTAAATATTATTATATAGGCTTTGAATTAATGAGAAGCTATGACATATTTTTTCGACAAATGTTCAATGATAATATGTTAGTAGATATAGATACAAAAAAGTCATAATTCATCTTTCGATGAATGAATCATGACTCAACATACTATGTTATATTTACTCCGTATATTCATGCTTTCTTCTTTGATGCTTTCTTCTTTGTTCCACGGAGCTTATCGTCTTCTAATTTTAAACCTTTGAACCAAGGCCCCAACTTATTGTTGAGTTCCTCTAGGTCCCCGAGCCAGTCTTCTTCGGGTAGCAGACTGCGGCGCTTAGCTAACGCTACTTCAACCCTTCCCTTCTCCGCTGTAAGTTTTTCGATCTCCTCCTCGGTAAAGAACCTCACGGGGATATCTAAGAGGTATTTATAACTCCCTTTCTTTGCATCATCAATGTTTACATCAAGTGTACCCTGTGCCATTACCTTATCTATATTAACCTTCTCAATCTTCCTATCATATAATTTCTCTTCTAGTTCTTCTTCGATAACAGACTTCTTCTTTTTCATTATGTCTAATTTCCCTTCTACAATTTCTGTGATGAACCTGAAACGATTTGATACATTCTTTAGTTTCTCCTCTAATCTTTCTACTTCAAACTTCTTTCTCATGTTATAATGTGCGAGTCGTACGGGGCAGAACAGTTCAAATACTTCACGGGGAGATTTGAGTTCACAAATCTTCTTCTTAGCGTCAAATACTGTCATATTATTAGTACTGATATATGTTTGAAGCTTCAGATCCTTCATAGTAAGATCCTTAGAGCCAGGAGGAAGCTTGATAGTGAAGTTCACATCCACTACATTCGAGTTATTATCGAATGAAACGATACTACCTCTCTCTCTGAGTTTCTCAAGATGCTCTCTAAACTGATCCGTTGACATCCCAATTGGGATCTCTGATACTTCGATTCTCTTATCATCGATTCTCTTCATGATACCACTACATACATACTTAACATCACTATCCTTATCCTTTTCAATAGTTCCCTCGAACCCCCTATACCACGGTGTCATATCTGTATAGAAGTTTTCTTCTCCGCGTTTCCTTGACTCGATCCATTTCTTTACATTTGATATTATATCCCTAGGGTTATAACAGGGGACAGTTGATGACCAACCAGTTCCAATCCCAGTAATACCATTCACCAGAATCATAGGAAGTATCGGAGTAAAGAATTCAGGCTCAACGCATTCGCCATCAACAACTCGATTATTCAATATAGGCTCGTCTGATTTGAGGAAGATATTCCTGGTAAGTCCATCTGGCTTAGTTGTCACATACCTCCCACTTGCTGCATCACTACCGTTCGAGATCCTACTACCGAATTGACCTCCTCTATATAACAACGGGATATTATTACTTCCTACGAATACCTGACCCAATCCAATGATGGTAGATGGTAGATTCTGTTCACCATGTTGATAATGACATTTCTCAGCTACAAAACCAGCAAGTTGTGATACCTTAATCTCCTTATCCTTCTGTAAAACGCCATATAGAATCTTCCTTGTTGACTCTTTGAGACCATCAACGACAGATGGGATGGAACGCTCACATGATGAGATTGAGTAATTAATGAGATTTTTATCGAGGAAGTTTGAATGTGTTTGTTTCTCACTCGAGTCTTGGGTATCTAAACCTCCAGAATCACTAGATTTAATAATTTCACTCTTTCCGGTAGCAGCTCTGATCCAGTCCTTCCTTGCATTTGATTGGGAGCTACTAAATACCTTGGTGAATGTTTCATCAGACTTATCGTCACTCTTATAGTACACCATCCTCCTACCAAAGATATCCAATACCTCGTCGCTCGAACTAGTACCTAATCCCTTGTAATATTTTACTTTGAACTTTAGGGATGAGTTCACATTCTTAGCGATCCATTGCCTGAACAACCCCTCGTTGTAAAATACTAGATTTTTCTTCTTCCCCTTGAAAATAATGCGTCCAATAGGTGTCAACATACTGGATACAAAATTAATATCTAATAGAGAAGGCCAGAGTTTCTTGAAAGCCAATAGGAGAAGACCCTTGATATGATCTCCGTCCACATCAGCATCCGTTAAGATGACGACACCTCCGTATCTTAATTTCTTAAAGTTATTAGGTTTGGTATAATCCGTAGATAACTCTACACCTAGTGCCTGTTTCAGCTCATTGATTGCTGTATTAGAACTGATCTGTTTCATACCGGCATTCTCAACATTCAAAATCTTACCTGTTAGTGTTAAAAATCCAATATAATCTCTACCGCAGACCTTCTTGCCATTGAATGGAATACCAGACTCGATCCCTGCAGATGCGAATGTCTTAGCTGATTTTCCCTCTGTGATAACCAAGAGACAATCTCTCGATTTACTACTACCGGCTTTATTAGCATCATCAATATTCACAGAACGCTTCTTCCTCTTCATCTTCTTCCTATCTTCTGAAGAGATGGCCTTCAGTTCCTTTCTCTCCAGAATGTTCTTAATGGCACTTAATACTCCACATTTCAAAACCTTCTTCTTGATAGTATTGGCAATCTCGATAACAGGTACAGGGCGTGTAAGATACTCCTTAGTCTGAGATGAAAACTGAGGCTTATCTACCCATGTATTGACATATAATGCAAAGTGTTTCTTAACATCATTCAGAGATATCTTCTTCTCTTTCTTATTGACATTTTCGACAATAGGGCGAAAAAGGAGCTCACAAATCTTGTCAATATGAGCTCCTCCTCTCTGTGTATTGATCCCATTTACAAAGGATATCTGCGTGAAACCTCGACTTGGTTTGAATACAATAGCAATATCTGTGTCTTTGTAAGATACATTAATAATAGACGACATATCCTTACCTGGATGATAATACATAGCATATTGGGAGATTTTCTTAAAGTTATACTTATCTTTGTTGAAATAACATGTGATACCCGTGATCATAGAAGCATCTGCTACTTTCTTTCTGAGTATGTCAATGTGATCACGTGAATATTTCTCTAGTTTGAACCTGGCAAAATCGGGGATCCAAGAGATCTTTGTATAACCCATCCCCTTTTCCTTCGCCCTTCGTCTCTCTTTCTTCATAGAGGACATGTTCTTGTTCCATTCTTGAACATAAACCTGACCTGCACTACTGTTGAAGATTTCAACTTTGAACTTAGTCGAAAAGATATTTGTTAGTTTACTTCCGTATCCGTTTCTACCACCTGTCTTACGTTCCTCTTCGCTATCGTCGTAATTGTTAGAAGTCAACAGATTTCCGAAAATTAATTGAGGAAGAGGTATCTTATTTCCATTCTTGTCGATATGATCCTCAAGACCAATCTCAATCCCATCATTCTTGACACTAAGTTCTTGTGTATCCTCATTGAATTCCACTTTGATATACTTAGTCGGGACCTTATTCGCCCTACTACGTGATACATTATCAATGGCATTCGAGAGTATTTCATTGAATAGATGAATAATACCTTCGTTGATATTCACAGTTCTCTGTTCGAAAGCCTTCTGTTCATTACCCAGAACCCAACAGTCTGACACAGGAACATTTTCTACACTTCCAATGTATGTATCTGGGCGATGTAGAATCTGTTCACTAAGTCTCAGATGTGTGTATCCCTTTACATTTTTTTTATCTTCGGTGGATTTCTTTTTGGACTTTTTGACGACAGGCATGATAATGAATAAATCAATTGTTGTTTGTTTCAAAATAATGTCGTAATATATTACAAAATTATTTTTTGGTGAATCCCCACCCATGGTATGATTGAATTTAATTACAAAACATATTATACATTTTTGATCTCCATTGTATTCTTCTCTCGTGCTTGCTTATTTTATGCTCGGTCTTTTCGCGAATAGCTTCGATTTTGTGAGATAATTTATTCTCCGCTTCGACTCTAAATGCATCTAAACGCAATTTCAGGGCCTTATCTCTAGCTTCTTTGTCCTTTTCCTTTTGTATATTTCGTCTAACTGTTTTTAGTCTTGTCCTTTCTCTTTTATCACTAAGCGCTTTCTCTTTGTATCGCTGAATAGCATTAGGTTTCCTCTCCTTGGGCGAATGTGATTGACTACCTAAAAAATCAAAACTAAATAATTTATTTATCCAACTCCTTTTTCTTTGTCTTCTGATCTCTCTGTACATATCTTCTTCTCCTTCTTCTCCTTCTTCTCCAAATACAAAAACATAATCTGTTTTTACTTCTTCTGCTTCCTCTGCAACTTCGTCGGTATAATCGTCGCTGTCAGATATTTCGCCTTCTTCGCGTTCTTCGCCTTCTTCGCGTTCTATAATGGGGTCAGGTGTATGACCGATGGTATGTCTCCTATTCTGATGACCTAGAGCATTTTTTATGTCATCCATGTTGAATACGCCAACTTTTGAATTACAACTTCTACACGTGGGTCTCAGATTTTTAACTGTTATCTCACCTCCACCATACTCTGATTCAATATGACCTGCATGAAATGATAACGCGGAAATTTCTTTACTACATATATAGCAACTACCAATCAGTTTATTACCTATATATGTCGTCCAGACAGCTTCTTTGATAATTCTTGGTATATTTTTCTTGGTTATACCGTTTATGGAGCTGAAACATCTTCCGCAACTCCCTTCATATTTCTTCAATGTCCGACGAGTAAACATTTTGCCACAATTTTTACATTCGCCGTTT